TCTTCTTTAGTTGGCTGTGCTGCAAGCCATTCTGCATACTGGGATTGTGCCTGTGCAACTTCCTCAGCAGTTAGTTCAACTGTTTTACGCTCACCAGTAATCACATCAATCTCTATTCTATCCATGATTTACTCGTAAAGAATGTTGATTGTGCCAGCATCAAATGTATCTGTGCCGTTAGCAGTGGTAATGCGAACACGGTCTAAAGCGCCACCTAAAGCTGGAGATGCGCCACCAAAAAAACCAATACTTGTTGAGGAAGCAGTAGCAACCGTTCCAGTTACTGTCCAAGTATTTGAACCTACTAATGTCCAAACCACGTTTCCTTGAAAAGTGTAAGACGCACCTTGAGAAAAAACATACACATCTAAACCACTCAAATTTGTGCCGTTTGTACCGCTTGTTCCTTGACCCGCAGTAAGTCCAGTCATTGCTCCACTATATCCTGATGTAGACATAGTAGTAGACCCGACTTGAAATCTTATATTAGAAGAACCGCTAGTAGAAACACTACTAAGCATAATAGTAATACGCTTTACCCAGCTAGGAATACCAGTAAAGTCAACACTTGTTCCGCTTGCAGTTACGGCAGTCCCAGCGACAAAAGCCCCCGAATTATCCTGTACACCTGTAGTGCCGTTAAGGACTAATGGCATATTACACCTCTGCCTTCAGAGCCCGTAATTCTTCTAAAGTCGTAGCGGTGATGTTAGTAATATCACGCAGTCTTTGTTTCTCAGCAACGATAGCGGTAGTGTCTGCGCCTGTTTCTAAGGCTCGTTGAAACGCTACATCTTGTGCGGCTAGAAGTGGGGTACGCTCTGCACGCAAACGCTTCTTGGTGAGTTCTACGGCTTTGGCAAAGTTAACGGTAACAGAAGTAGCATCCATCTCCCACGCTTCATAAAAGTCCTGATACTGATTAGGGAGGTCTGTTAAGTTGACAATTCGTGCGCCACGGCCTGCTGGGACATCTTTGGTCATCACGGCATCAATGCTAATTTCGCCAGTTGGGATGCAGGTAGACACGCCACCGTTGTCGTTTACGAAAATGATAACTTGCATTTTGAAGTCCTTTGATTAACGGAATACAGTTACATTGACCCAAACAGGGTCGCCAAAATTTGAAATATCCATAGTCCGAACAGAAACGCTTGTAGTTGTTCTAGCCCGAGCTGGACTATTGTCATATACGATTGGGCAATTTGAATTAATACCAGAACAAGTACCATTTACATCAAAATTAATATCAGCTAAAGCATTTGTAAAGTTTACGGTGTAATCACCTGTTCCGTTATCGGTAATACTAGAAACATTATAAGAAGCCCGAATAGCAGGTGTTCCAGTACCATTAAAGTTTACCCAAGCCTTTGCACAGCCTTGAATCACATTCGCTGAACTAGTACTTACTGTTCCGTTGGATATGGTCTGAGCCACAAGTGTTGACATGATTTATCCTTATGAACTAGAAATTGCAAGAGTTACATATTTAGGGTCAAATGGATTTCCTGCCATTTCTTGAGTAACAAATCTAAAAGAAGAAGTGGTAGGTGCATTTTCAGTAATTGACCCAGTAACAGTAAACAAGGACAAACCGCCTGAATAACGAGAAGCATAAGATGGAGAATAGCCGCCTGAAACTGCATAATTTGCATTAGGCATAGCAGTTGTAAAGTTTACGGTGTAATCGCCAGTTCCATTATCGGTAATAGAGCTTACATTAAAACTATCTCTAATAGCTACTGTGCCTTGTCCGTTAAAGTTCACCCATGCTTTAGCAATACCAGTCATGCCGTTCTGTGTTGCAAGAACGCCTGTATCGTCATTTAGTGTCGAGATTGTTATTCTGCCAGCCATAATTTATCCTTAAACAACTACCCAAGAAGACCCAGTTGATACTGTTATCGTTACAGAGTTTGCTATTGTCACTGGGCCAGCGGAAACAGCATTAAAGTTTGCTGGGATTGTATAGCTTGTTGATAACGTAGCTGGGTTCATTGAGAATCCATAAGACGAATTAACGACAGGCGCTGTTAATATATTTGTGCCTGGATTAACAAAAAACTCCGTACTTGATACATTGGCAGTTGTTATTAGCCCACTAGTATTTGCAGTTGATATTAAATATCGTGTAGCGTTACTAGATGTATCGTCTGTAAGTGTTAACCCACCGCTTCCAGGAACCGCTGCCGTAACGCCCAAATAACGCACGGAGATGTTATTTGATCCAGAAGGGGGTGGATCTGAAAAGTTTAAGGTATTGGTAGATACGGTATATGTTGGTGGGGCCTGAACTACACCTGAAATAGCTACCAAAGTGGAAGCGGCATCAGCTGGAGAAACAGACATAATGAATGTAGTCTGAACTCCGTTACCGCTAAACGTATCTGTGGTAATTGTTTGATATAGATTTAAGGAATTAAATACTTCGGCCTGAACTATATCGCCAGCATTTGCTGCGGTTGCTAAAGTAAACGAGGTACCGTTTGTGGCAGTAAAGTCGGTTGTAGCTAACTTAACACCGTTGCGGTATACGTCAATTAAACCTACTGGATAGGTAACACTAAATACAGTTTGACCAGCCGTAGCCGTAAAGTCTGTTCTCGTAATTGTTCCAGCACCGCTACCACCGCCGCCAGTAGGTGCAGCCGAGATCCAAGTTGTACCGTCTGAGGTAAGGACGTTATTGGCTGTTCCAGGGGCTACTACTTTTACTGTATTAGCACCATTACCAAGGATGACGTTATCGGCTGTTAGGTTAGCAGAACCCGTACCACCGTATTGAGCGGTTACTACGTTAGCGTTCCAAGTACCCGCTGTTAGCGTTCCTACGCCAGTAACACCTGTATAAGATCCAGTCAAACGGCCTGTAGCTAATGTGCCAGTAGTAATGCTGGTGGCGTTAATAGATGTTAAGTTTGATCCATCACCGCTAAAGAAGCTGGCTGACATGACGTTACCAGCAAAGCTACCATTGGAATCCCGCAGGACAATCGTGCTTGCACCATTAGAGGAGTTAGCCGTTGTACGTGCGTTGGCTATGGTTCCGCTAGAGATATTTGATGCGTTAATAGCGGATAAGTTAGCACCATTACCTGTAAACCAGTTGGCTGTAATACCGTCTACAGAGAAGTCTCCAGAGGCATCACGTAAAACGATTGTGTTAGCGCCATTAGAAGAAGATGCTGTTGTACGTGCGTTATCTAACGTACCAGAAGTAATGTTTGAGGCATTAATCGCTGTTAAGGCAATCCCGTTACCAGATATATTGGTAAAAGTTCCTGTAGTTCCAGTAATAACGTTGCCAGCAAAAGAGCCATTAGAGTCCCTAGCTACGATGGTTGAGGCACCGTTAGCGGAGTTTGCTGTTGTAAACGCATTATTGATCGTGCCACTAGTAATGTTAGAGGCGTTGATATTGGTTGCTAAAGATGCGTTTCCAGAGATGGAATTTGCTGTAATAACGTTTGCACTAAACGATCCGTTGCCGTCCCGTAAAACCAGCGTGTCTGCGGTGGCAGAAGCTGTGCCAGTCGTTCTAGCATTTGCTATGGTTCCAGAGGCAATATTGGACGCATTGATCCCGGTCAGGGCAGCACCGTTACCAGATACAGAGGTAAATGTCCCGGTAGTACCTGTAATTACATTCCCAGCAAAGGAACCATTAGCATCACGAACAACAAGAGTGGAAGCACCATTGGCAGAAGTAGCATTAGTCCTGGCATTGTCTAAAGTTCCTGTAGTGATTGCCGAAGCGTTAATGTTGGTAATAGCAGAACCGTTACCAGTGAACAAAGTACCTGTTATTGACCCAGCAGCGAACGCCCCACCTGCATCACGGAGAACAATAGTACTAGAGCCGTTAGAAGAATTAGCGGTAGTAAAGGCATTTCCAATAGTCCCCGAAGTGATGTTGGACGCATTGATATTGGTCAGACCAGCGCCTGAACCAGCTACGTTAGCAGTAATCGTATTGGCTGAGAAGTTACCGCCAGAGTCACGGGAAACAATAGTCGATGCACCGTTAGCAGAATCTGCTGTAGTACGGGCGTTAGCTATGGTTCCAGATGATATGTTGCTTGCGTTAATAGAGGTAATGGTTGTACCAGCACCAATAAAGTTTGAGGCTGTTACGTTGCCCGCAGCAAACGCACCGTTAGCATCTCGTAAGACCAAAGTAGAGGCGCTGTTGGCTGAATTACCTGTGGTAAATGCGTTATTAATCGTACCGCTGGTAATGTTTGAAGCATTGATATTGGTTACTGTTGCGCCATTACCAGATATGTTAGTGAACGTACCAGTCGTAGCAGAAACGTTTGTAGCGTTTACATCGGTCGCTGTAATGACATTTGCGGTAAACGAGCCATTAGCATCACGGGCTACGATAGTCGATGCGCCATTCGCTGAGTTAGCGGTTGTTCTGGCGTTAGCTAAAGTGCCTACAGAGATACTGGAAGCATTGATTGATACGTTAGCTGCGTTAGTAATCTGGCCTTGTGCGTTAACTGTAAACTGCCCAACAGCCCCATCGTTACCATATTGCGCTGCAGTAACAGCGGTATTAGAAATGCTAAACGTTAAATTGGAAAGGTTAAGACCTGTTCCAGCTGCATAAATCTGAGCAGAACTAATCTGCGCAAACGTAATATTGGTTGTGCCAAAAGTAATCGTGCCTGCTGTATTACAGATATAGGTTCGTCCAGCGCCTGTATTACCAGAGGTTACAAAGAACGCATCGCCCTGCCCCAGCTTATTGGGACTAGCAAGACCAAAAGTATCGGCATCGGTTGCACGAGTTAAAACCCACTGCGCAGAAGCGTTACCTGGATTAGTAACTGTATAAACACCGTTTTGCACTGCGTTTGACTGTGCATAAACCAAAATACGGGCTGTGTTGGATACGCTTACCCCGTCAACTACAAGCGCTACGTTAGACCCGCTATTAGTTAAAGTTGCGCCTACGCCATTACCAGCACCGTTTGGCTGGGTATATACAGCAACTAAATTTACATCTTCTTCAACTAAAACAGGCTCGTGGTAGGAGATACCTGTGGAGAAAAGCCCGTCTACATACTCTTTATTAGTAATATCCGTGGCGTTTGCAGCGTTGGTTGTAATCGTTCCAGCCGTTATGGTAACGGTGTTAGCCGATATATTAGTCGTATTGATGTTGGTAAACGATACGGTGTTTGTACCATTACCACCAATTTCAACCTTGCCTGTGGCCTGATTAAGATAGACTGCCTCTTCTGCTGGCTGGGTAATAAATACCTGCAACTCTGGGTCAGCACTAAAGTTGACCAAAGAACCGCTATTCGAGGAAGAAAGAACAGTGTCACGGCTTAGGCTGGCAGTCGCTGTGAACGTACCAACGCCCACTTCCCACTCGGTCTCAAAGCCAATAGCCGTATTCTGGATGGCGTAATAGACCTTTGACCCAGATGCTACTACTGAGTTAAAAGTCTGGTAGCCAATAACGGCTCCAGTAAGCGTGAGTGTGCCTGTGCCAGCAGTAGCGCTAGTTTCCTTAACGCGATCTTTTAAGATCAGAGCCATTTACAGCTCCTTAACTAGCGGTCAAACGGATAATAGCGCTGGTTGCGTCTGCAGTTGGGAAGTTAACAGCAAAAGTACCGTTGGTAGAAGTCTTATCACCACCAAAAGCTAATACAGCAACAGCTGCGTTAGACAAGTTGGCGTTATAAATTAAAGCGCCGTTAGCAGTAATTGTTGCGTTTGCCCAAGATGTATTTGAGAACGAGATATAAGCTACGTTGCCAGAGTTGGTTGGGGTTACGCTAACCGTCAAAGTATTGCCACCAGCAGAATAGTTGCCAGTAGAAGGTACTTCGTTGGTTGCTGAGTATGCAGTTGTGTTCTCACCTAAAGTAGCTGAGCTGGTGTAAAGCGCTAATTTAAACGTATTTGATGTAAAGTTTTGCTGACCATTCAAGAGTTGAACCTTGAACGATGTAGCCATTGCTTGGGTAATTGCCATTTTTTGCTCCTAAAAAATTATCTAACAGGCCCAGGTATAGGCAGCCTAAGTTGTCCGTCACGGTATGCACTTCTTCTATCTTTACCGTCACCCAAGTCTCTGAGTAAAGCCAATGCCTCATTGTATCGGTTCTGGTAATTAGTAACAACATCTGCGTCTGACTTCATAAATGCAGCCGCCTCTAAAAGCGAACCGTACAGTAAAACAGACTCAAAGTTATAGCCCAGCCAGCTATTACCCGCATCCACAATAGAAGTTGGGTAATAGTAGTAGTGCAACTCTACGTTGTAATCTTGATCTGGGGTAGGTCCAATAATGTAGGTATAGGGTAAAAATTGACCGTAATAACGTGGCACACCTACATCATCAGGACTTGGATACGACTGACGAATAAAGTTAACGTCTTTATCAATTAAAAACTCTTGAGTCCCGTCAGCCAGAATCACCGCCATAGAGAACGAAGCAAGGTAATCCGTTGGTAGCGTCAAGTATTTATCACCAGCGCTAAAGTTACCGATTTGGTTTCTACGAATAGCAGGGATCTGAACAGCGTTATAAACACGCTCTTCGCACTGCTGAATAAACGTATTAATCTGATCTACGGAAGTAAAGTTTCCAGCAGTATCAGGGAAATCGTTTTCGCAATATCCTTTAATTGCAGCTACTAATTCGGTATATACCATAACCTTATGCCATTGGTCCACGGGCCATTACGCCCTTTGTTGCTGCGCCAGTACCACGAATCTTCATCTCGCCATGCTTGTTAACTGGTTGATCGTTTTTCTTGGTATAGCCGCCTACAGACATATTAACGCTGTCTACGCCATTGCCTGGCTTAGTAACTGCAGTCTTTGCTGTGGTTACTTTCTTACCTGACATGGTGTGTGGTTCTGCATAAACCTTAGCGTCACCCACCTCTTTACCGCCTTTTTTCATGGAATATTTAGCCATTATCGACCTCTGCCTGCTTTTTGATTCTTAATCTTAGCCATACCACGACCCATTTTTTTAAGATCCATGTTCTTAACACCAGCAGTTTTCTTGCCGCCGCCAAGACCCATTACTTTAGGACCTGAGTCACCAAGGTTCTTACCCTCAGTTTTGCCTTTTTTAGTGATGCCGTCTGCGCCTGATTTGTACATGTTCTGCTCCTATGTTGTCATTACCGTTACTGTACCAACTACTACCGATTGTGCCAAGTCATTTGGCGTTAATCCAGCATCTGGACCCCTAGAGCCACCCACGGGGTTCCACCCCCACTGTATAACCCTACTACCCTGTTCGGCATAACCAAAGCCGTCTGGGCCTTCTCCTGAGAGATTAATCTGCAAACCAGTCTGTCCAGAAACTAAGTAACTCACATCTGGTCTTGGCTCCCGTACTGCTTGGGGGTCATTTACTGGATACATACCCAACTGCAACTGCGGCTGATCTGGTTCCCAGCACTCTTGACAGACTTTAATAGTGACCTGCTTCGTCTTAATAGTTAGCTTCCTAAGCTCTTTTAGCTTATATCGCTGACCACATCGGTCACACTCGGCAATCGAGTATTTACCAGAAGAAAACTGACTAGGCATGGTTATCTATAAAACATATTACGGGGAACAAAACGAACTGCTGCTGTCTCCCTATCTTCATCGGCTGCCAGTTGGAACTGTTGCTCATATTCTGCCTTAAGCATCTGCATACGACCAGGATCTACCCCAGGAATCTTTGCGCTAAGGTAGTACGCCAAACCCGCCACCATACATGGGATAAAGCGGAATGGGATGTCCTGTGTACGAATACCGTTACCTGCATCCTGAATGCGGCGCATACGGTAATACACCAATGTGTACTGATCGCCAGGTGGGTTAGGGGTAGGCCATACGTTAATGCAAGGAAGCTGGTTATTAAACACATTAGCGCCTGTTAGGTGCGCTGCAGCAACTGTACCGTTCTGCCCACGCCAAGCGTTAACTATTTGATTTCCAACGATATTTTGATAGCCAATCGTTTCAGCACCAATATTGATAAAACCTTGGGTAGGGAGATTAGCTACGCTTGCCAGTGTAATTGTCGTATCGTCTGCATCAATAGCACCAACTGTGGTGGTCTGCGGGATGTTTGCAACACCACCGCTTTGACGGTTGTACCACATCTGAACAGGGCGCCCAGTGGCGTTTTTATTCGGAATCGTCATGTACGTAGGTTCGCTAATACGGCTTAAGTTGATGTCTATTTGATTAGACTGACTGCCGTTACTAGTACGGGTACTTGCATCCAAAATGTCGATGGTATCTATAGGCATTGCATATAGAGCCTGCTGTGTGTTCATTACAATCTGACCCTGCTCAACCGTCCACAGGTTAATACCACGGTTAGCCCACTCAATCGTCAGAATGTTTAAAGACCGCCGTGCAGTACGGAAGTCATAACCTGATCGAACTTCTAAACCGCAACGCTCAAACGCCTCCTCAATGAGGTCGTTCATGTCTAGGTTAAAAGCGGTTGATCCTGTAGTGGTCATGCTACTTTACCTTTCGAAACGGCTTTACTTTTGCTTTTACTTTTGCTGGCTGGGGCACGAACTGCTTTCCCTGCGCTTTTCCCGCTCGTTTTGCTCGTGTTGTTGCTGCGTACTCTTGTGGACTTAGCGACTGGATTGCTTTTTTTGGCAGGTACCTTTCGCCTGTTTCGGACGATTTCTTCCCTGACTTGGTTGTCCACTTTTGGTCTCCCCAAGCCTTTAAAGAACGCTGCGACTTTGCTAATCCACTCATTTATAACCACCGCCGGCCGCCTTATATTTTTTAGCTACCAATTGGGCTTTACGAGCCGACCACTGACCTGCGCCAGTACCGTGTGTTGCAGCTGCCTTAACTTCTGAAACAATCCGTTTACGCATCTCTGGCTTGGTGTAGTTGCCCGCAGCATTGACCTTACCACCCTCAGCATACTGAGTAAAGTCGGTGTTGTCGCGACGTTTCTTTTTAACCCCTTTGCCCATCTTAGATGGGTTTATAGCGCCCATACCACGGCTTGGTCTCATAATTAAGCCCTCGTTTTACCACGAATAGCACAACCATCAGCACGTTTAGAAGCAGAAGACTTAATCATTCCACCCATAGCTTTGCTAACTGGTTTCTTATCGTCTTCTTTAGGCTCATTGCCCATCATTTTTTGGAACTTCTTTTCCATTGGATTGTTCTTCATACGCTCAGAGGCAGCTTTGTTTTGCTCATCTGTACCAAGAATCTTTTCCTTCAGGGTCTTTAAAATCTCCATGATTAGCACTTACCGCCGTAAGCCATCTTAATCATTGTGCCTTTGGACTTGCCTTTTGTAGCACATCCGTCAGCCTTTGATAATTGACCAGCTTTACCGCCAGCAGCCATTTTGTGCATGCGCTTTTCATGGCCTTTAACAGCCTCACCAGCGATTTTTTTCATCATTGGCTTGTCTTTAGCTATATCTGAATGTTTCATGGTTCCACCTTCTCTAAATTTTTTGCCTTTGTCGGCAGTTAAAAATTCCTCACCAACAGAGCGAGGGATACCTACTTTTTTGGCAAAGCCGGGGTTCTTAGCCACAGCCGCCATAAAATTGTGTTGCTTCTTAGATACGCTTGGCATTATTTACCCCAATGTCCTGCTACAAATCCAGCTGCGCCAGTAATAGCGCTAACTGCGCCACCTGCCCACATCAATACTTTCCAGCCACCACGAGCTTCAGACAGGGTTTTATTAATTTCATATAGGGACTTTTTAATCTCGTCCATGTCGCTAATAAGTTTATCCATGTCATCTTGCAAATGCTTGATGTCACTCGCATGCGTAGCCAATTCTCTAACCACTTCTTCGCTCATTTAGCACTTCCATCTCTTTA